TTGTCTTTCAGTTACTGATTCACCAGCAATCGTTGAAGTTTTAGTATTATTAACAAATGTTCCTTTTTGAGTACTTCTTGTGTCAGTGTTAGTTAGTGTCATACGCACATTGTCTTCCATTTTCACCCAACGTCCGCCATCGCTTCTAAACAATCTGTTTGGTAAAAAATCTGTGCGTAAAAAATAATCTCCTTTGTCTGACTGTGCTGGAAAACTTATGCCAAAGCCAAACTGTTCACCATTGGGTGCAATTCCATCTCCTAACAAATATCCATTGTAACCTTCTTTAGACGGAGTTTGGGTTACTCTGTCTGCTAAAGTATTTTGTGTTGTTGTGTCCAATGTTGATGTATCAGTTGTGACTAATTCTGGTTTTCCGTTATCATCTACTTGTAAAGTATAAAAATGTGCTATGTCGTATCCTGACTTGGGTGCATCTGCTTCTGCTTGTTGAATCACAGCATTATTAATTTGCATTTCTTGTTCATATGTAGACAGTACGTCTCTTAATGTTTGTCCTGTACCTGCTCCTGCATCCTTGTCTAATATCTCTTTAAATTCTTGTGAGTCGTATATCTGTTTTAATTTAACTCTGTAAAGGTGTGGATACCAAGTTTGGCTAAATCCTTCTGCCGCTCTACTGATATCTTCCACAACATAAAATCTTTTAAGTGCTACATTGAAATCATTCAGTGCATATTCGTCTTTGAGATGAGGTAATTCAAACACATCACCCGGCATAACTTTTCTGCCCAATGTTTTAACACTGCTAGTGATAGGAATTGTCATAAACAATGTGTCGTTTTGTAAGAACAATCCAAATTGACTCATGTCAAAGTCAATATCTTGCACATTGTATATGCCTCTTAAACTGTACACATCTGTGTCGTATTTTCTGTCTCTATTTTCTAGAAATAACATATCTTGTATGTTGGTTTCTTTCACAGCATCGTATCTTGGCTGGCTTGGAGTGGCATCTGCTTCGTCTGTATTCTTAGGTCCTAGGTATTTGTGTACAAAAACATCGGTACCGCCCACAGTGAACATTTCCACCACGGTGTTGTCTAAGAATGTGTAGTCATTTCCCTTTTCTGGTTTATAAAGACTTAATCTTGGCATATACATATATTTATCGGACGATAAATATGTATAAGGAAAACTGTATGAGCGATTTAACAACACAGAAACAAGAAGTATATGACTATGTTTATACCAGCCTAGGTGGCGGTATGGTAGACGTAGAATTAGACCCTAATCACTACGAAACAGCCCTAACAGATGCATTAGATAGATTCCGTCAAAGATCGGACAACTCTGTGGAAGAAAGTTACATGTTTTTGCCTCTAGTACAGGATCAAAACGATTACACACTTCCAAATGAAGTGATAGAAGTAAGACAAATCTACAGAAGATCGATAGGTTCAAGATCAGGTGGAGGCGATGGTGGTACATTGTTCGAACCATTCAACCTAGCATACACAAACACTTATCTATTAGCAAGTTCCAACATGGGCGGTGTTGCAACTTATGATATGTTTGCTCAATACCAAGAATTAGTAGGAAGAATGTTTGGTTCTTTTATAGAATTTAAATGGAACACAACAACCAAAAAATTAACGATACTTCAAAGACCAAGACAAGGCGAAGAAGTATTATTAGAGGCTTACAATTACAGACCAGATTCGGAATTGCTTAAAGATTATTTGTCAAAAAAATGGTTAAAAGATTACACACTTGCAAAATGTAAGTACATGCTGGGTGAAGCAAGAAGCAAATTCAACACAATAGCAGGTCCACAAGGTGGAACATCACTGAATGGTGATGCATTGAAAAACGAAGCCTTAGCAGAGATGGAAAGACTTGAAATAGAAGTTAAAACACAAACCAGCGGTGGTCAAGGATATTCATTCGCAATTGGTTAAGTCTTAGTTGACAATTTACTAAACATATAGTAATATACACTATATGAAACATCATCTTACTCCTTTATTTTCGGTACCGTTATATCAAACAGTTTTAGATCCCTTAGATCCTATTGAAGAATCATGGATTAAAAATTTAGAATTTCCTTCACAAAGTGTTGGGCTGTACAAAGCAGAAAACGAAGAACCAAAAAATGCAGGAATGCAAGTGTTGAATCAACCTCAATTAAAAAATCTTAGACAACAGATATTGAAAGTGATGAATCATTTTGTTAGCGATGTATTAGATATTGAACAAGAGTTTGAATTGACAACAAGTTGGGTAAACAAAAATGGAAAAGGTGATCATATTATTCAACATTCACACCCAAATGCAATGATCAGTGGAGTGTATTATGTTGAAAGTGATGACACATCTGCTCCGATCATATTTAACAAGCCTTATTTTTACACAAATCTTTTTCACGACACAGTCAAACCAACTTTTAAAAATAAAAATAATAATCAATTCAATCTAGACTATTACGGTTTAAAGCCTAAAAAAAATGATCTGTATATGTTTCCATCTTGGTTGGAACACACAGTGCCGCCGCAAGATGCAGACAAAGACAGATTAAGTCTAGCATTTAATTTCTTTGTTAAAGGCAAGGTAGGAGTAGGAACAACACAATTACAATTATGATTATAGGAATATGCGGACTGATAGGTTCAGGCAAAGATACCATCGCTGACTTTTTAGTAAAAGAAAAGAACTTTGAAAAATTATCTTTTGCTGACAAATTGAAAGACAGTGTGGCTGAAATGTTTGATTGGGACAGACAACTGTTGGACGGAAAAACAGATGAAAGTAGAGCATGGCGTGAAAAATCTGATGAATTTTGGAGCAAAGAAATGGGTAAAGATATTACTCCCAGACATGTGCTTCAAGTGTTTGGCACAGAATGTATGCGTGATGGGTTTTATAATGGTGTGTGGGTAAGTTTAGCAAAAAAGAAAGTTTTAGATAATCCAAACATCAACTGGGTAATACCCGATGTGCGTTTTGAAAATGAAGCCACAATGATTAAAGAAATTAACGGAGAAGTATGGTGGGTAAAAAGAGGACAACTGCCATTATGGTTTAAAATGTATCAGGACATTGGAAAAGAACCCAAAGATGTACATCCTTCTGAATGGGCATGGGCAAACACAAATTTTAATACAGAATTATCCAACAATGGCACCATTACTGAACTTAAAAATCAGGTACAAGATCGCCTTGTTGCCAACGGATTCCTTCAAGGTGCAACGATCTCTGGCAGTTAGCACACACTGTTTTTAAATTATTAAACTTACAATTATTAAGATTACTGTCCACATGAAACACGTTAAATTGTTGTTTATACTTGCTGGAGTGTCCACATTTATCACACTTTGTTTTAGTTCTATATCCAGCAATATACCATTTGGGTTGATAACCGCTGGGTCCTCCATGCTTCAAACACATCTCACATTGCTTTCTATAATAAGTCTTATTGCCTTTTTTATAGTTCACAGCACAAGGTCTTTGGTTACATTTAATGCATAATGGTCTCATACGAATGTATTTACCTGCCCTTTTTAACCCCTTTTTTAATAACACTTAATACGGCTTGATTTGACACATTGTCATAAATACTAGCAATATAAAGTTTTACACTTTAATAGGAGATAAAAAGATGGCATTAGTTTCACCAGGAGTACAAGTTAGTGTAATAGACGAAAGTTTCTACACACCAGCAGAACCGGGCACAGTCCCTATGATTTTCGTTGCTTCGGCAACAGACAAAACAAGCAGTTCCGGAACAGGAATAGCACAAGGTACAACAGCCGCTAACGCAGGCAAAGTGTACTTGATAACTTCCCAAAGAGAATTAGCAGAAACATTTGGTGATCCAATATTTAAAACAGATGCCAATAATAATCCTATCAATGGTGGTGAAACAAACGAATACGGATTACAAGCGGCTTACAGTTATTTAGGTGTTGCCAACAGAGCATACGTTGTGAGAGCAGATGTTGATCTAGGTCAATTAGAAGCAACAGCAACAGCACCAGCGGCAAATCCAGAATCTGGAACTTATTGGTTTGACACAGCAGTTTCAAAATTTGGAATATTTGAATGGAATAGTGCTTCAGCATCAACAACAGGTGGACAAACTTTTAGCAACAAAATTCCTCACGTAATTACAAGTGCAACACTTTTAAATGCAGGTGTTCCAAAAACTTCATTTGGACAAGCAGGTGATTATGCAATCGTGGCAACAACAGATGCCAACGAAATGTTTTACAAAAAATACGACGGTAGTTGGGTAGGCGTAGGTTCAACAGGATGGGTTGCATCAAATCCAACTGTGTCAGGATCAACAGCAACAGTGGGTTACACAGGTGTTATTGGTTCAGGAACAACTTTCACAATCACTATCAACGGTGGTGATTCTACAATCACAACATCAGGTACAACAGCAACAGCAGTGGCTTCAGACATTACAGGTGCTGGTGTTTCAGGTTTATCAGCAAGAGCAATAGGCGGAATATTAGCAATCTATTATGATGGTTCTAATGACCAAGACATTCAACTTGCATCAGGTACATTGGATATAGCAGTAGGTTTGGGTATTGCAGTAGGAACATATTACGTTCCAAAACTAACAACTGCCCCACACACTTCTGTACCAGCATACAAAACTGGTGACGACGAATCAAGACCAACAGGTTCTTTATGGGTTAAAACAACAACACCTAACTCAGGTGCAAATTGGACAGTTAAAAAATTCAATGGTACAACAAAGTTATGGGAAGACATAACAGCACCAATTTATTCAGATGCCGAAACAGCTCTATACAATCTAGATAGAACAGGTGGTGGATTAAATCTTGCTGTAGGCAATTTATACATTGACCATTACAATGGAACAGATGCGTTAGAGCAAACAATTTTTAGAAGAGAATCTACAGGTTCAACAAAAATCACAGGTTCAACAAAAATCACAGGTACAGTAATCACAACAGGTAGCAAAACATTTACTATTGCTGAATCAGTTGTAGGACAACTAGCATTGAACTCAGCAGTAACAGTTAGTGTAACTCCAACAGGAGCGGCAAGTGATGCTGATTTAATAGCAGGTGCTATTAACGGTTCAGGATTCACAAACATTGTGGCAAGCGTTGATGCATCAAACAGAGTTTCAATTGAACACAATGATGGCGGAGAATTTGAAATTGTTGACACAAGCGGTACTTTGGGTGAAGCAGGTTTCTCAGGTTACAACTATGTTGCCAAGGCAGGTACAGCGAACTTGTACACAACAAGCACTGGATTCAGAGCAAGTAACTGGAAAATTTTAACTTACACAGCAAGTGCCACAGCAGTTACAACAACTGCGGCAGATGGTCAACTATGGTACTCATCAATTGTTGATCAAGTTGATATCATGTATCACGACGGCGACAACTGGAAAGGTTACTCAGCAGTACCAGGTTCAGATCCAGCAGGTCCACAAGTTAAATCAACTGCTCCAATTAGACAATCAGATGGAACAACACTACTGGTGGAAGGCGACTTATGGATTTCAACAGCAGACTTAGAAAATTATCCAACAATTTACAAATGGAATGCAACTTCGTTGTTAAAATGGATTCTAGTTGATTCAACTGACCAAACAACAGAAAATGGAATTCTATTTGCTGATGCTAGATACGGTACAACAGGTGGTACGGCAACAGTTGCACCAACAGGCACTATTGCAGAATTATTAGCAAGTGACTTCCTAGACACTGATGCTCCAGATCCAGCACTATATCCAAAAGGTATGTTGCTATGGAACACAAGACGATCAGGTTTCAATGTTAAGAAATTTACAAGAAATTATGTCGATGTCACAGCAAACAACACAAGAGGCACAGACAGCGGCAGTCCAATGTCGGCTTACTATCCACACAGATGGACAACTGAATCGGCTAACCAAGTAGATGGTTCGGGATCATTTGGTAGAATAGCACAGAAAAAAGTTGTTGTACAATCATTACAAGCGATGTTAAATTCTAATCAAGAAATCAGAGATGACGAGTCTAGATTGTTTAACATTATGGCAACACCAGGTTATCCAGAATTGATTGGCGAAATGATTTCGTTAAACAATGACAGAGGCTTGTCAGCATTTATAGTCGGTGACTCACCAATGAGATTAACACCAGATGCAACAAGTTTACAAAATTGGGCATCAAATGTTAACCTAGCAGTGGAAGACAACGATAACGGACTTGTAAGCACAGACGAATATCTTGGAGTATTTTATCCATCAGGATTCACAAGTGATAACTTTGGAAACAATGTAGTTGTTCCATCAAGTCACATGATGATGAGAACTATTGCTTTAAGTGATCAAGTTTCTTTTCCATGGTTTGCTCCAGCAGGTACAAGACGTGGTGGAATCACAAATGCAAGTTCAACAGGTTACATTAACAACGAAGGCGAATTTGTTTCAACAGCATTAAATGAAGGACAAAGAGATACACTGTATTCAAACAATGTTAACCCAATCACTTTCATAACAGGTGCTGGTTTAGTCAACTACGGACAAAAAACAAGATTTGCTGGAAGTTCTGCATTAGACAGAATTAACGTTGCTAGATTAGTAATTTACATGAGAAGTCAGTTAAACAAATTAGCGAGACCTTATGTTTTTGAGCCAAATGATAAAATCACAAGAGATGAAATCAAAGCTCAAGCAGAAAGTTTATTACTTGAACTAGTTGGTAACAGAGCGATTTATGACTTCTTGGTTGTGTGTGACGAATCAAACAACACACCTACTAGGATAGACAGAAACGAGTTGTACTTAGATATTGCTATTGAACCAGTCAAAGCAGTAGAGTTCATCTACGTACCATTAAGATTGAAAAATACTGGCGAAATAGCAGGATTATAATAGATAAATATTATAGGAGAAACAAATGAGTATATCTACACTATCAAAAATTACAGTACCTTTAGACAGTAACCAATCTGCTTCTAACCAAGGTCTGTTAATGCCAAAGTTACAGTATCGTTTTAGAGTATCACTAGAAAACTTTGGTGTATCTACACCAACTACTGAACTAACAAAGCAAGTTGTAGATATTACAAGACCTAATTTAAGTTTCGAAACAACTACTGTTGACGTGTATAACTCTAAAGTTTATCTAGCAGGTAAACACACATGGGAAACTGTTACACTTACATTAAGAGAAGATGTTAGCAACAACGTACAAAAACTTGTTGGCGAGCAACTACAGAAACAATTTGACTTCTTTGAAATGAGTGCGGCGGCATCAGGTGCTGATTACAAATTTGTTACTAGAATTGAAATATTAGATGGTGGTAACGGAGCAAACACTCCAAACACATTAGAAACATTTGAATTATACGGTTGCTATATTGAATCAGCAAACTATAATCAATTATCGTACAGTACAAGTGAACCAGTTACTGTAACGTTAGCATTAAGATACGACAATGCTATCCAAACTCCTCAAGGTTCGGGTGTAGGAACTGCTGTAGGCAGAACTATAAACACTTTGATTACGGGTGGCGGAGCGTAATTTTCGTAAGCATTTAAAAAT